GGCCTACCAAGGACGGCGGCTACATGCGCACGTGCGGCGATCACTACAGAGAACTACAACCTTTTATGGGAAAAACAAAGAATGATTGAGATCGGCCCTAACTGATGAGAGACATCTACGTCATAAGCGATACTCACTTCGGACACGAGAACATCCTCAAGTTTGTTGATACAGAGGAAAAGCCCATTCGTGAGTTCCATGATGTTCATCACATGAACGAACACATGGTAGATCGTTGGAACAAAACGATCAAAGACAACGATATAGTCTATCATCTCGGAGACGTGTACTTCGGTAAAGGCCACGAGATCCTTCCACGACTCAAGGGCCGCAAGCGTCTGATCTTGGGAAACCACGACAACGGCAAGTCTCCCTTCTTGCAGAACGCTTTCGAGAAGATCTTGATGTGGAGAGAGTTCAAAGATTTCGATTGCATACTGACTCATGTACCGATCCACGAGAGCTCTCTGTACAAGCGTAAGTATAACCTTCACGGTCATGTACACAAGGGTAGCCATCGTGGTCTGATCGAAGACGAGAGGTACGTCAACTGCTGCGTAGAAGTAAGAGACTACACACCCGTAGCTATAGAGGAGCTTGTAAAGTGAAAGAAACGATAAAAACCAATGATCAGATCTTGAAGCTCAAGAAGAGCGTATCAGACTTAGTTGACTCGTGTGACTGCTGGAACGCATCCGTGCCCAGATACAAAGCTAAGATGTGCTTGGAAACTTTAGAGGCGGTACCAGATCCAGCTTACGAAGAGCTGATCGTTGCTAGGCAACTGCTGAAGTCTTTTCACACGTACATGAGGCTGAGCGATCCCGTGATCGGAGATCAGATCACGGCTTACTTTGATACGTACCCTGAATAAAACGGTGTACAAAGCATCCAGACTGTGGTACTATAGCTTCATGATGGAGAGAGAACATGACAAAGCGACCAGCACTCATCAAGCGTAAGCCAAAAGCTCAGCGCGTCTCGCGTTCTGAAGCTTACTTGGTTAACGTCAAGTACATGGGCGAAGAGCCCTCGGCTAAGAAGATGCTTCAAGATCCAGCTTCTGTCTTCAACTGGTACAACTGCATGGCCAGCAAAGACGAAGCTCGCGAGTACATGAAAGTGTACCTGTCAGCAGCTGATCGTAAGGAAGACCTGAAGAAGCTAGCTCGTGTATCCGATACTTGGTTGCCGCAGACAGCCTGCTGGCTAGCTCGTATACTCACGGTCGTGCCAGAACACTCCGAAGCTCCTCGCTACGCTTCTCAGATAGACAAGTGGTTGAACCAAGCTTTCGATCGTCTGACGCCCGAGAAAGAAGAGGTTGTCGTAGAACGCGTCTCTATCCAAGATCGTCTTCGCGACAAGATCTCTGACATGATCGGAGAGATCGAAGAGATGATCGACAGCGGTGAACAGATCGACCTCTACGAGTGGCTGAAGAAGGGTGAGTACCCTGCCATGTACGCTCAGAAGATCGTCGACAAGTACACACCCTGGTTGTCTGAGCTCGTCGAAGCCTATGAAGGCAAAGACGAGCAGCTCAACGAGGGTTACGCTTACCTTGGCAAGAAGGGTCTCAAAGAGCGTATCGCTTTCTTCGGAAAGCTGCTTGAAGACGCTGCTCGCTACGGTAACGTGACGAAGAAGACGCGTGCTCCTCGTAAGCCTCGTCCAGTATCGATGGAAAAGCTTCTCAAGAACTTCAAGTACCAGAAAGAGAGCAACGACTTCAAGATCGCTTCGATCGATCCGCAAAAGATCGTGGGAGCTCAAGAGCTATGGTGCTTCAACACCAAGTACAAGACTCTTACGGTCTTTCGTGCGCTAGATCGTGGTGGCCTGAAGATCAACCGTAGCTCGATAGCAGCGTACGACGAGAAGACGACTCTCACCCGCGGTACCGGTCGTCAAGCAGAGAAGATAGTCCAACGTGTTCTGAACGACGGTAAGATCAGCCTTCGTAAGCTCATGGACGAGCTGAAGACCGAGAAGCCGTTGCAAGAACGCATCAACGAAAACACAATCCTGTTGAGGGTAGTCCAATGAAGTGCAAAGACTTTAAACAGATACTCTATGCCCGTAGTCTGTGACTACCTAGCGGTGCAGTGGGATGGTACAGTGTTGGTACGGTACGAGATGTGTCAGTTTGCCAAGAGAACAGATGGTGTTGACGGTGTCTATGTAGGTGCACGCTTAGAGTTTAGACCTATACTGTCGATGGACCAGGGAAAGTGCCGAGACATGGACAAGCGTACCCACGCTCGCTACATGATAGGTGACAAAGAGTGGATCTGCTTAGTTGATTGATCAAGAGGATAGTCCAATGAAGTTCAGCGACATACAAGAGATAGTATACAACTACGAATCAGCTAGCGACAGTCTTTCTAGAGGATCAGTTGTTTTTGGCTGTGAATGCGGATGCGGTGGAGATAGTTATACTTCGAAAGAATGGAATGAGATCGAAGACCAAGCAGATATACACATCTTAGAAGCTAAGATTTTGTGTACTAAACTCGGTATAGAATACGACGGAGTAGAGTAACATGAGATACTCGTTGATAAGAGAAGACGGCAATGCCGGAGACTCTGGTCCTATGTGTCAGATACTCGACTCTGAAAGTTATAGTCCTATACCGAACGAAGTCTATCCTCGTGTTGGGTGCGGAGTCAGGGTTGGTTCTTACTATGCTAGAACTTTTTCTGCGCAAGACTACTGGCAGACTTCTCCGGTAACAGAGATACTCGAAGAGCGGGTAGATGAAGATGGTTACTCACATGTCAAGTTCAAGACAAAAAACTCGACCTATGTATGGAAAGAATTCTGATGGCTAAGAAGAAAGTGTTGATTGTGGATCCACCCTCCGGTTGGAAGTACGGCTTTCCTAAGCCGCTGCCTGATCCTCAACCAGAAGATATGGTAGCATGGTATATATCTGAGGGATACCCGCAGAAAGAGATAGATAGGTGCGGTGAACATTTTTACTGTCGTTACTGGGAACAGGAGATCGAAGAGGATGAAGATGAAGTTTGAACTCGATGATGATTTAGTAGATAAGATTGTTCGTCAAGTTTTAAAAGACGATTACGAGTCTATCTGTGATAATGCTCGTTATCTTTTGGGAAAAGTTGACGTTAGACCCTTCGAACAAGGAGATCTAGACCACTATCTTCAACTGAAGACAGCTATGGAAGTTTTGTTGAAGGAGTATTTTCCTATCGAAAAAGCTAACGAGATAATTCTTCAAGAAAAAAATATCGATATGGGCATAAAGGAATCTGAACAATGAGTGCTGCTTTCGATGAGTTGCTCGAGAAGTACGTAGAGCTCAAGAACAAGTACGATGCGCTTGTTCGAACACAAAAGATGCATTACCATACGATGATCAGCGTCAGCGGAAACGAACAGTGGTCTAACTGTACTACTTACTCTGTACCGTCTTCTATCAAGACGACTGGTATCACCTTGACTATGCCAAACACTACCCCGACCCTTACGATCAACGAAGCTATCACTCTTTAGTTGACAATTTTACCGAATCAGTGTACTATAAATAATACGCTGAGGTTGTTGAGGCGTTCGGAATAGACGATTCGGACCCGGGGGCGGTACCCGGCGCCTCCACCATAAGCACAAGCGTCTTGCGAGAAGGTTGCTTTAGGGTAAGATGACAGGGAATAGAACAGCAACTAATACCTGTTTTACTTGTGCTTATGATGGGGGCGAAATAGGTTCGACGGGTTGTAGTAAAGGTACGAGTAGACCAAAGCGACGTTCTAGATGCAAACGATAATGCACCTCTAGTTATGGCACTAGCTGCCTAACATGCGTCCGGCGGGAACGTGGAAACAGAATCCCGCCACTCTTTTAAACGGTCTCTTAGCTCAGCTGGAAAGAGCAACAGCCTTCTAAGCTGTGGGTCAATGGTTCGAGTCCATTAGAGATCGCCATCATAATGGGCGTGGGTGTTGGTACACGGGAGGGATTTATAAACCCTTTAGCAGTAGATGACTGTTCTTGACTAGGTTCGAATCCTAGCACGCCTACCATTTTTATTCATGGAGAATACACATTGATAAGCTTAAGCAGCAACGTTTTTATAGAAGACATCGAGTGTCTCTGCCGTGATAAGAATATTGATTATATAGATGCTATAGTTTATTGGTGTGAAAAGAATAAAGTAGAAGTCGAGTACGTAGCCGGCTTCATCAAGAAAGACGTGGCTATGAAAGCCAAGATCCAAGCAGAAGCAGAGAACCTAAACGTGTTGAAGAGAGGCGCTCGTCTTCCTCTATAAATACGTAGTACACGTAAAGAGGGGGGATTGCCATGAAGATAACCGCTAAAGGTAAGCCCAGTAAAGTTAAGTTGAAGCTGTGCAAAGACGCTCTTCAGTTCTACGGCGCAAGACTTCTTGGTAAAAGACTAAACGATAGAGTCAACATAACTCTAGACTTCACAGACAAAGATCTGAGTCCAAACTACTACGGTTTCTGTGACTGGGAGTTTGAGAACCACAGATCCAGAGATTTCATACTCACGATCGATCCTTCTCTTGGCAAAAGAAACATGCTTCTTGTTCTAGCACACGAGATGGTGCATGTCAAGCAGTATGCTAAGGGTGAACTAAAAGACTACATCAAAGCTAAGAGAGTAAGATGGCACGGAGAAGTCTATCAGAACAACGAGATAGACTACTGGGAACAGCCGTGGGAGATCGAAGCTCATGGTCGTGAGAAGGGTCTCTACTACAAGTTTACTGATTATAATAATGATCTAACTCGTATGAAGAGGAAGAAAGATGCGAAGAAAAGCAACAGCAACAGCATACGTGCAAACAGACGTTGACGTTGACGTCGATCTTGATGATTTTGCTATAGAAGATCTGATAGAGTTCATCGAAAGTGAAGGATATACCGTTTTAGTCGGTAAAACATCTACACACACGAAGATGAAGACAGAAAAACTTGATGCTGCTATCTTTGATCTGTATCATATTTTTCTGACTGACAGGGGTGATAACAATGATATGGATCGTGCACTACGTCGTTTCTTTGCTGAATACTACAACAAAGTAAGCGTATAAATAAAGAGATTCTGCTTGACATTTTTTGGGCGACATGATACTATGATAGATGTTGAGCAGGATAATAAAGCCCAATACAACAATACGATCAATACAAACAATACGGAGAATACACATGGTAGATTTTGCAAAGATGAAGAAGATGTCCGGCCGCAACTCTCTCGAGCAGCTTGCCGGTGAACTGACAAAGTTCAACACCAACCAGACCGAGTCTAAGAAAGACGATCGTTTCTGGTATCCGGCTGTAGATAAAGCCGGCAACGGATACTCAGTTATTCGTTTCCTTCCAGCTCCCGGCGAAGAAGATCTTCCCTTTGTTCGTATGTTCGAACACGGGTTCAAGGGTCCTACCGGTTCATGGTACATCGAGAACTCTCTCACCACTATCGGTCAGAAAGATCCTGTCGGTGAATACAATACCCAGCTGTGGAACTCTGGTCTAGACTCTGATAAGGAGATCGCTCGTAAGCAGAAGCGCAAGCTTAGTTACGTTAGCAACGTTTATGTTATCACGGATCAGTTGAACCCCGAGAACGAGGGTAAAGTGTTCTTGTTCAAGTACGGCAAGAAGATCTGGGATAAGCTTAACGATGTCATGAACCCGCAGTATGCAGACGAAGCTGCTATCAACCCGTTCGATCTTTGGACTGGAGCGAACTTCAAGTTGAAGATTCGTAACGTCGAGGGTTATCGCAACTATGACAAGTCTGAGTTCGCTGCAGTTGCTCCTCTCTCTACAGACGATGAAGAGATGGAAGCTATCTGGAAGAAGACTCATTCTTTGAAAGCTTTCCTTGCTCCAAGCAACTTCAAGTCTTATGACGAGTTGAAGGCTAAGCTGAACAAGGTTCTTGGGATCGATGGTTCTACTGTTGGTAAGACACCAGCAGCAGCTCGAGCTACTGCATCGACTGCTGTCATCGAAGAGATCGAGCGTGCTGAAGCTCCTAAGCTAAAGGCTACTCCATCTAAGTACGATGAAGACGAAGAAGATCTTGATATGGAATTCTTCAACAGTCTCAGTAAGTAATAAAAAGGGGAGCTTCGGCTCCCCTTCTCTTTATCCAGCCATGTTTGTAGAACCCTTAGCGCCGAGACCGATACCAAACAGTTCAGAGAATATTTGAGCCGGTGGCATAGCACAATCGACTTTGTTAGACGGGGTACTCTTATCTTCAGCAGGAGCAGTATACATGTTGTTGACAGTCGATCCTGAACTCTGTGGAGGAGTCATCTGCGCTGCTTCTTTAGAAGCAGCCATAGATCCTATCTGACCCTGACCGCTAAACATGTTTCCTAAAATGTTGCCAGCTATTCCTCCGAGTTGACCACCGAGCATACCACCGATCATCCCGAGTGGATTACCGCCAGCCAATCCTCCTGGACTGATTGGCGGTCCTCCCATAGCTTGCTGTCTCTCCATCATAGAACCAGATGGTCCACCAGCACTTCCCATAGGTGCACCACCACCTGGTGCTCCCTCACCAGCTATCTTTGTCTTGTCTCCTCCTGCAGGAGCACCACCTTTACCACCTTTACCACCGCCTTTAAATTCCCAGTGCCAAGGTTCTCTTGGAATAGTACTGAAACCGTATTCTCCGGCGTGTTGTTGCATCCATTGCTGTGCTTTTGGATTGAGCTTAAGATCTGTAGCCAATCCCCATCCGTGATTAGAAGTTCCTGGTCTAGCAGCCAATCCACCCTGAGAGTATAAACCTTTTTGTTGTGCCAGTCTTACTTGAGTGTTGTAATCACGATACGAATCACTGATACCCCATGATATACCTTCTGATTTAGCTGCATCTACCATTTTCATGTATGCTGCTGCTGCAGATGCTTGAAGTTTATGGCCAGCTCCTATAGGAGTCAAATTAGAAGCGGGTATCATGCCGTTACCACCAAGAGATCCACGTTCTATGCTAGCACCGGCTGCAGCAGAAGATGGTCCAGCTGCAGCGCCAGCCGGTGGAGCACTCGCTTCTCTGGCTGCACTTCTTTGAGCAGCGCCAGCATCTGATGCTGCAGCCGGTTGTGCAGCTGCTTGTTGAGGACGTGGCTGAGTAGCAGCATCTCCTCCTCGAGATCCAGCACTAAGATCCATTTTTGCTGCTGTATCAGCATACTGTTGTCTGCTTTCATAGTGTTTAACACCAGCAGCTTCATAATGTTTTTCAAAAGCTACCATCGAACCGCGCGTATCGGTAGTGTTCTGTACAGCTTTTAATGCACCCTTATGAGTAGTCTCTAGTTCTCTTTTCAAGAAGCCGTAGTTAGCGTTTGGATCTGATGCATCTTGACCGGTCTCTTTTAGATAAGCTTCAAAAGCCTTTCTACGGGTTCCAGTCCATTGCGCCCAACCTAGACCACCACGACCGCCACCGAGAGGATTCTTTTCTTGAATACCAGCTTGAAGACCAGCTGATTCGTGACCCAAGTTACCAACTATACCAGCTGCTTGTTCTTTTGTAAGGTTGAAGTCTTTCATAAGCTTATTCATGACTTCAGGAGCTTGTTCGTTGAAAGTTCCACCTTTCAATCCACCAGCTGGTGCTCCAGTCGCCGGTGTTGCTCCCGGTGCTTTGAACGCTCCCGGTATTGCAGCACCTTTTGGCACAGCAGCAGTATCTGCCTGTCCAGTAGGAGTTTTAAAAGTGTCTAAAACAAGCGCTGCTGGTTTATTTTCAACTGCAGCCGGTTTATTTTGTGAAGCAGCGTCAGCTGCAGCAGCAGGCTTAGGTTTAGCTTCATCTTTAGAAGCTTCTGGACCTTTTATCTTAGCAGCCAGAGTTTGAGCTGTAACTGCTTCTCTGTTCTTCTCTTCTTTCTTATCAAGCTCTGCCATAGCAGCAGTTTTCGGGGCGCCGCTCGGAGCCGCGCCCTTAAGCTGTGGTACAGACTTATAAGGATCTTGACCAGCATCAACAGGTGATTTAGCTACAGGGCTAGCACTTTGACCACCATCACTTGGGTCTTGCATTAATTTTGCCATAGCTAAAGCATTATCAACACGTTTAGCTTGTT